TGGTTTAGCAAAAAATTGCAATCCGTGTTTTGCAGTTTGTCCCTTGTGTTTTGCAAAATCATAGCTGCGAACGCATCGCCATGATGACTTTTTGTTCCCGCTCAACGTGCCTGGTGTAGTGCGCGCCCATCCTGTCGGAGCGATCCCCCAAGGCTGAGGCAACCATGCCCACGTCTGCGCCATCGCGTCTCAGGGCCGCTGCAAATGTCGAGCGCAGGCCGTGAAGCGTGATACCCTCATTTGCCTTGCCTTCCCGTTCCATGCGCTTGAGGAAGTGGCTAACGGCGGTCTGCATCTGCTTTTCATTTTCCCAAGGCGTCCCGTTGCGTTTGGTGGCGATGAACGTAGATGTGGCGTCAAGCGTCGCCAGATAGGTTTGCAGGGCAGGGACCACCGGCATCCAGGCAACCTCATCGTTCTTGCTCGATATGATTTCGAAGGCGCGGCCCGTCATCGGGTCTTTGTGGTAGTGCCGCCAAGACAGTGCTTGAATCGTCTGCCCGCGATACCCAGCATATCTGGCCAGCATGAGCGGTGTCAGGATATGGGGCGGGGCGGCTTCAAAGACGCTCTTTTGCTCCCAAGCCTTCCATTCCCGGTTTCGGTTCGGGTCTGATTTCGCTATCTTCTCCACACCACGTGCCGGGTTGTAGGCCATCTTCCCGCGCTTGACCGCGCGACCGAACATGCTCGAAAGGGCCGACACCATCTTGTCGGCAAAGCGCGGCCATTTGGCCTTGGCGCATTTGTCCCGAACCTCGTAGACACTGGCTTGTTCGATATCTGCCAGCGTTACATCAAATTCCGGTTCCAACCATTTGTAAGCCTTGATATAATCGTCCTTGGTCGCTGGCATGAGTTTAGCAAATTCCGGGGCCTCTGTCGTCCACCAATGCACCAATCCACCAAGGGTTTCGGGTTGGTATTGGCGGTTCGTTCGGTCAAGGCGCGGCTTGTTGTAAGCTTCGAGAAACTCGGCGGTTTCCATGTGCTTTTGCAGGTCGTCTCGCGTTCCCTCAAAGCCAGCCAGAAGGCATTCGCCCGTTGCCCTGCGGTAGACATACCAGCGCCCGCGCGAGCGGACCGTGTTGAGGCCCTTAAGCCGCACTTTTGCCACCATCCAGATTATCCCCGAACCTGCGAACCGGTTTCGGGGATAGTGGTCCATTCGGGTCAAGGTCGGCTAGCCAATTATCGAGACGATCCCGCAAATAGCGCTGACCTCTTGTGGATTGTGTGAATTTCACCGGCTTTACCGGGCATACTTCCTTGAAGATTGGCACAGACAGGCCGACATAAGCCGCCGCCTGGTCCAGCCTCAGTGCGGCTGGCCAGTAAGGCAGATCGTCCCGTATGAGCGCGCTTCTGGTCATTGGTCACTCTTTTGCTGTGTTGGTGGTACGGGGGACAGGCTTAACCGTCATGGCGTTGGCCTTTCTTGCCGATGGTGGGCGCGTTATCGTCAACCAGCTTGTCGGTTGCAGCGGCGATCTCCCGCAAAAAGCGGCGGTCAAGGTCAGGATGCATGGTTGTGTCCCGCCCCGCGCGCAGCGCGGCATAGGCGGCATCGTTGAGGGTGCGCAAGGCGCTGTGCAAATCAATCGTCATCGGTCTGTCCTTTCTGGAATTTGCCGCACCAGTGGTCATGCCGGGATCGCCGCCAAGAAGTATGCGGAGTCGAAAAGCCATCTGCGGAAACCCAAGATGCGGATTTCCACGCGGGCACACTCAAAAAAACTTGGCATTCTGGAAAACTCAGCCATCGTTCCTCACTATCTGCCTTGCCAATGCTGGCGGGCCTAAAGCGGCCAGGGCAGCGACTTTCTCGGTTTTCTTGTTAGCCTTGCCGCGGTTGGGCATCTTCGGTTTTTCCTTCTCGATCCCGCGCGCCTTGTCTTGCTGGCGCAGCGTCTTTGCAGCCTTGGGCTTGTCAATGTTGTTGGTTTTCCATGCGTGGCAGGCTGGACAGACCGCCCGGCAGTTTTTCAAGCTGTTGTCTTTGGAATTGGCGTCGAGATTGAAGTGGTCATAGTTGACGCCGGTCGCTTTCAGGTCCGCATTGCAGCGCAAGCCCTTGTCAAGGCCATAGATCGGGCCAACGGCCTCACAGCGCCCGCCTGAGCGCTCCCATGCTTGCCGTTTTGTGAGCTTGGAGAAATTGGCGCGGGGCATCAGCCAACCATCCATGCCGGCGGCATTGGGATTTGCTGCCGAGTTGGGCGCCAAAGATGTAGGCAAAACGGGTGAACGTTGATGTGATCGTCGGGCGGAACATGAAGCTGAAAAGCTGTCTCGTCGTCTTTGAAAAACGCTCGCTTTACCTGCTCCATTTCCTCCCAAGCTGGACACCGATCTGGGCGCGAAACGCTAACATGGTCCCATCCCCCATCACTAGATGCAACGATCCGCAAGACAACGCCATCGACGTTTGACGGCAAGTTAAATACACCGCAGGTATCATCGCCATAGCCGCCATAGATGCGCATGACCTCATGGCTGGTGTCGCGTTGCGGATTTAGTTCGTAGAGACTCCTCATGCTGCTTCGTCCTTCCCATGGGCGCACAGTTCTTCAACGCTGATGCCGATCATGCCGGCGATCAGTTCGAGAACGTCTTGCTTGGATTGCTGGAAACGGGCATTGCCCATGGCCGCCCGGCTTTGGGATTCGGCGATGAACTTGCGGACAACACAGCCCCGTACATCAGCAAGTGTGTAGCGTTCGGGATCAAGCCGGTCATCAATGAGCGCGGCCGCGCGCCTGGCATCTTCCGGCGTCTCGAACACGGTGTCCTTGACCGCGTGATAGCCAGCCCTGATCAGACAATATTTGCGCAGCAAATCCGGCCCATTGTCGCGGCCCGGAAACATGTCGGCCCAATCTTCCGGCAATTGCGCCCAGCCATTGGCCACGATGACAAAGAAATGGTTGTGTGAGCGCTTGGAGCGTTCCTTGTCCTCGGCAACCCAATGCCACTCGCCAACGACGAGGTTCTTGGCTGCGATGTTCTGCCAGAACTGGCCGACCGGCACGAAGGCTTCGCCAGTCCATTGCATTTTCAGGCGTGGGAAGGTCATCAGATCAGCCCCTTGTCCTTCGCCAGCCATTCCGGCATGGTGACGACTGGCTGCTTGCCGCTTGTGTCGATTTCGATTTGGGAGCGCGGGAGCCAGAACCACTTTTCGCGCTCGCGACCATCGTCCAGCTTCTCCATGGTCCCGTCGGCAATCGCCACGGCCTTCTCGCGCTCATCGGCGATATGGCAGGAAATATCGACGAGGTTCGATTTCACTGTGTTCCTTTCCGGCCCGGTCCGATGCGCGCCCCTGCATCGGACCGGGCTTATTTGCCGGGTCAGCCGGCCGCTAAGAGGTTTTCGGGAGGATCGAACCGCTTGCGCAGTTCGGATTCCTTGGCGTCCAGTTCAGCGATAAACGCCTGGATCATGTCTTTGATTTCCAGCACCCATTCGGCATCAAACTCGACGCGCTCGATATGCAGCCGGTAGTTTTCGGGAAGGCGCGGATCAAACGACACGAAATCGCACCAGCGCCGCCCGGTGCATTCCATCTGCCATTGCATTTGAAGCAGGTATTTGCGCTCGATCGATGCGCCCAACAGTGTGTCCAAATGCGTTGCCGTGTTCGGGCATTTGATTTCGACAAGCCCATCTTCCCCAACAAGGCCGTCAGGGCTGGCACCGCATTTGGCAATCGTCGGATGATCGACAAATCCGACCTCGACAACCTGGGCATTGCGCCAGAACTCATAGGCGCGGCGGGCCTGCGGCTCCTGATCGTTGCCCCATTGCATCGCAGCGTTGGAATAGGATTCTGCAACCGATCCCGTGAGGCGCTCGGCCAAGAGTTGCGCGGCATAGTTCTTTCGGGACGCGCCCCAGCCGGATTTCGTCTTGGCAACCACGTCTGCAATGCGTGAGGCTGTGACCTTTCCGCATCGGGCGGCAAACCACTCGTCAGAGCCTTGAATGATTTCTTCGGTCATTGAACCGCCTCCCGTTTTTTCTTGGCGTTGAGCGCGCTCTTGGCCTGATTGAATTTGGAGCCTGGCAGATCGGAAAGGCTTTCGACCTGCATGTATTTGCAGAACGCCTCAATATCGGTTTCGGTTTCCCCGATCAGCGTCAGCAGTTCATCGCGCTGTTCGTCGGTGATGGGCTGGCCTTGTTCGGCAGATTGGCCGTCATCGTCTTCGCCCGCCGCAAGGCCAAGGGCGGATTTGAGTGTGTAGCGCTGCAAATAGGTGATGGTGGAGCCGACGCCTTGGATGCTGTTTTTATTCCCGCTTTCGTCGCGGCCAGCGGCAAGCGTGTTTTCCTCCGAATGCCCTGCGCGATGCGAAATGATACAGGTGACAGTTACCGGCTCGTTGGGCGGCGATGATGTGCGGAACCGATAGGACAGGCCATGCTTGGCAAGGATCGGCGTCACAACGCGAGCAATTTCCGCCAGATCTTCGTGCCGGTAGTGCGTCCGCCCTTTTGACGAGGTAAAATTAACAGTTCGCGTCTTGGCAATGGTCGGGATTTCAGCCTTGGCAGATGCTATGGCCGCGTCAAATTCCTTGCGCGCCTGGTTGGCGTCCCATCGTTCCTGCAATTCCAAAAGCTGGGAAACCTGCTCGACAGATGCGCCTTGCGCGATGGCCTTTTCAATTAGGCCCATTGGCGTGATGGGGTTTTCCGAACCCGCGACAGGCAAGCCGGGGTCTTGTTCAATGGTGGCGACTTCGCCCATGATTTATCCTCCGTTCAGAAGTGAAGCGATTGCAGGCGCCAACGTGTTGAGCGTGGCGATAAACCCGCCCAATGCAGCAATGGCGCAAAGGTTGCGGGCGGTAAGGCCAAGCCAGAACAGGTGGCGGAACTCGTGGAAGGTCATGCAGCGCTCCTTTCCGCGTTCCGATCCGGCAAAGGCCAATCTTCCGGTTCGTCATCAGATAGCCGCGCGATGAGACGGTCGAACTGCCATCGCTCCTCAGCGGCCCAAGCAGCGTCCCCAGCGGCCCAAGCAGCGTTTCTAGCGTCCCTAACAGCGTCCCTAGCAGCGTCCTCAGCAGCGGCCCA